TCTGCATCGTAATAATCGATTTAAGACTGATGCATATTCGAAGAGTATGGAGCGCGATGTGTACCGCATCAACACCGCTGACCGTAACAATTACCGCAACCATTGTAATCATGGGTTGCGCGATTTGATCGGCGGTTTGTGTGACTGCCAGGTGCACGATGCAGATGCCGAGGATAGGTACCGGCAATTGGTCTACGACGCATCACTCAAGTCCTACAAGTACGTTGGCAAGACTGACAAAACTCATGCCATATTGACAGACCGCCCTGGTTCGTCACTTGTTGTGAACGCACGCACTGATCATCTCACTGTCGGTGACGACGTGAATGTTTTCGGTAGCAAGAAATTTGCCGTGCTGCGCAAGCAATACAGTGACAATGCACCTTATGCATTTACCCAGTACCCTGAGCACGTTTCACCGACGTTTGTCTCAGCACAGGACGGAATGACGTACTCGTACTACCCTGACGCCAGTATGCTTTACAACCATTCAGCATATACTATACTCCCTGAGCGGGTTTGCGCCGCTTTGGAGGCTACTGGTGCCATGTACGCAGACGTGGTGTTGCACAAGTATGTGCCTACCACGTTCGACTTGCGACTTCTTTTTGCTCCCGTCGATCCACCTGATCATCTTGTCGAGCCATCCAGATTTGACGATCTCGTATTATGGCGTGCTGCTCGCCGTCACCTCTTTACTCAACAAGCATACACTGTCGCTAATGGTCTGGGCGCCCTTGCTGTCGGCCTTTATTGCGGCCAACCTGACCCGGCGATTCAGGCCTACACTCATCTTGTCGACTACAACGGACTACTTCTTCGTTGGCAATGCCATTGTGGTCATAGTGACCCCATGCATTGCATCGCTCACGCTGTTAGTATGTTTGCGACATTGCTTGGGCCTGAACGCGCCGCTTTCCATGGCCTTAAACCGCACTATCTCTTCCATGACGAATTACCATACTTTTATTTTCCTCATGTGAAGCGTGTTTCGCCACTGCTTGGAGCGCTGCCCGACCCCACTTCATTGCTTGTTCAATTTTCGCGTGACGAGTTGCCAATCGTCCAATTGGTTTATGACGAGTGGTACCACCACTTTCAATATTCAGCCGATCAATTAATTATTGGCCGCCAAACACCCAATGAGTATTTCACTAACAACCGCACCGTCGCCAACCATGCTTTACCCCAGTTCGCACCCGAATGGATGGGCGACCGCGCACCATGTATTTATACCAGTAACGCCGTCCACACACATGAGTGGACTGTGCATATCCGTATTGTACGATCGCATGCGCGTGTTGTCCCTAATTTGTGGCAGCTGTTCCAACCTGACATACCTGAGGTTACTGACGTGGCCGCGCTTCGCTCATATGTACGAGCCAAGTGCCTTTACAATCGTAATGAACCCACACGTCGCGCCCTTCTCGCTCGCATGGCCGTAGCTCATGTCGAGAGTAAAGAGTTGTTGTGCACACCAGCTCAGATTGCCGAGGTTGTTGACGAATGCTGCCGCCCCGATGCGTACTATTCTATGAAAGGCATGATGAATGGCGCTATGGACTCGATTCACCACACAATGCTCAAATTGGACGAATTAAGTGTCGCTGAAATCCCGGGCTATATTTCCAAAGCCCTTGACGACAACATCACCGAACTGTCTCATTTTCGAGCTGTGCTGCGCGCCATAGGCGACGCCGGAGTCTGGTACCATGTTGGATCGTGGAATATCATACTCATCTACTGGTATCAGCTCAGTGCCTTTTGTCTCCGCAATCGACGTGATTCTCTTGTTTGGGCCAAACGTATACTCATGTTTTTATTTTTGATTTTTGTTTTTATATCGGCTGTTGTGTCCACCAATGCGATTCTTCAGTATTTACGCGTCTTCTTGGACTTCACACCTCATTTTCTGTTCTACGCCGCTTTTGTCGCCATATTTTCTTACCTAGGATACACCCGCCTTATTGCGTTTGCTTTTGTTCACCGTGTTGCAGCGGGTGGGTTTGTGTCCGAGGCGTTTGAATGGTTTGATGTATATTATATGGCAGCGCTACTTATTGTGTGCCTTATAGCCCGACCTTATGTGCGCGCACGTGTTTCGATTGTGACCAAACGTGGTCTCGTGTATGGTTTTCTAGGACTTCACTATCGCTCTTACCTGGCATCACCTGTTATGGTTGCCAATGCTGCTAAGGGCATGCGCCTTGGATCCTTGCACGATGTTGACCCAATCGTACAGATGCGCACTCATGGACCGCACTTCGATTTTTATGATCCTGTGATCCTCGATACCACCGATCCCTATAATGAGAAATTGACTCTCGAGCATCGCGTGTTTCGTGCACGCCCTGAGTATTCGGATTCGGAAGGTGAGGCTTTTTACAACTGGGTCCGCGACAATCTTAAAGATATTTTCCCTGTCGAACGAGTGCGGCCCATTTCTCGCCGTGACTGGGTTGGCAAATTTCGTGCCAGGAGGCGACTCGAATATGAGCAGGCTTATGCTGATTTTGTGTACTATCGCCTTCCATTCGAGGCTGAGTTTTTCAACAATCTCCGCATCAACGACTTCATCAAACGCGAGCCCCTCATCCAGTCACAGTTCAAATCGGGCCGAAACATAGGCGGTCGTACCGCAGACTACAACTTGTTATGGGGCAATCTGACTGAAACGGTATCGAAAATTTTAATCAGTCTCAGTAAATTGCCCGACTCACCCATCAACTACTCATCTGGTTTTAACCGGTCAGAAATGGGCCACATTCTCGACTCCTGGGTACAACACGTAGAGGAGTTTGATGAGTATGTGTGCCATTTCAGTGACTTCTCTAAATACGATTTAACCGTTAATGAGTGGTTGTTGGCTGTTGAGTCGATGGTGTATCGCCACTTTTGTTTCGTCGACGCGCTGCATGATTATGTGCTCGACGAGATGCAATACCGCATCTATGGCCGCACTCGATATCACAAATTTGATTTAAATCGTGCGGGCCCTTATCGCATGCTTGTTTCTGGTAACGTCAACACATCCATCGGCAATTCTTTGCGGACTTTGCTGATGCGTGTGTATCAGGCATGCAAAGTGATGCGATGTTCCTATCGCCACCTATCAACTTTGCCTTACCGTATCATGGCTTTAGGAGACGACTCATTGGCTATCACTACACCAACCATTGCCAATTCAATTAACGCCGATGACACACTTGAGCTTCTTGGCATGGACGCAACCCAGGGTGTCGCACGACTACCTGCTGCCACGTTTTGTTCGTCCGTTTTTGTCCCAACAACCGAGGGGTCACTCATGCTGCCGTTAATTGGCAGGTACCTCGCAAAGACCTTTTACAATGTCCACAATATCGGCCCAAAGAAAGTCGCTGGCTATTGTCGCGGCATTATTAACGGTCTCCGTTTTGATTATTGGGATATGCCAATCATCCGCGTTATTCACAAGCACATCGGCAGGGTGACCCGTGGCATCAAACCATGGATACCCCCTGACCGGTCCATCACTCGTCCCCACGCTGATAGAACTTGGTACTGCAACGACGATACGTGGGACTTTTTATATGAACGTTACGGATTGGATCGCGCTACGATCATCGATTTTGAGCAACAGCTTGGAGCTGAACTGGCTAAGTGCTCGTCGTGTGTTTATGCGCTTGATCATCCGATATTTCGTACCATTTTTGAAATAGATAATGAATTTGTACCTGAGGCGGTCGATCCCACACTGTCAGACTTAGTGGCATCGAATCGCCTCCCTCCTGAGAAATTGTGAGGATGAGGGAGTGGTTTCCGCTGTGGTCGAGACGCTTGAGCTTAGGTTACTCTCGCGATTCCCACGGCATTGCCACGTACGTAGAACGTGCAACTGCCAAACTCGGGGTAAGTACACGTGTCAACTGTTACCTCTATCCACCTCATACGTGCTGGTGTGCGGTCCACCGTTTCACCATCACATTCTCTATCCATCTCTCATACCATCCACTACAGAACTACACCCATTTTTCCTTCTTTCACACCTTCACGACCATCCCTCGTTAATTCTTGGGTTTGGTTATGCTTTTT